GAAAGCCTGCGATTTATTCATCACATCAAGAAATTGTTTTAGAGCTTGTAAGTAATGCTTAATGGGAAGATGGGGAAAAGTTGATTTTTCACAATTTAAAGATTTCCAAAAGAAACTTCAAAAGCTTGAAAAAGGAAATTGTAATGAGTTTTGTGAACAGTGCGCAAAAGAATTAGCAGCAAGACTTTTAAGAAAAGTTATAAAACGTACTCCCGTAGGTGATTACAATGATGGAAGAATAGGCGGTGTATTAAGACGTGGGTGGACAGCAGGGAGTAGCAGAGAGGCAGAATTAAGCGCTACATTTGGTGGAGGAACTGGTGCAAATACATATGTTAATGACTTGCCAGTAACTCGTAATGGAGATATTTATCAAATAGAAATTATCAATCCTGTAAGTTATGCACCTTATGTTGAGTTCGGCCATAGAACTAGAAATCATAAAGGATGGGTACGTGGAAGATTTATGCTCACAATATCAGAGAAAGAAATTGAGAGTATTGCGCCTGCATTACTAGAAAAAAGATTAAATGCATACTTGATGGAGGTGTTTAATGCTTAATAAAATAATAACAGGAATATCACAGGCATTGGATGCCGAATTTAATTCAGAAAATGAAGAATATATAATTCATACTGAAAATGTAGAGCAGGGTTTAGAAGAACCTTGTTTTTTTATTTTCAGTTTAAACCCTAGTTCAAAGCAACTAGTAGGAAATAGATATGAGAGGAAATATCCTTTTGATATTCATTTCTTCCCAAATACTGAATTAGTAGATGGGGTAAGTACAATAAATAATCAAATTAATGAAGTTACAGAAAGGCTATTTACAGCATTAGAATACATTACAGTTGATAACAGCTTAGTAAGAGGTACAAGTATGAATGTTGAAATAGTTGATAGTGTACTTCATTTTTTTATTAATTTCAATATGATTGTTAAAAAGGAAACTGATCCTATTGAAACAATGGGAAGCTTAACTATAAAACAAAAGTTAGGAGGCAATTAATTTGGCGAAGACTACAACAAAAGTTGGAGATATAGAAATAAAAGCTGTTATTGATAACAAATATACAAAACAAGAGATTTTAAAAAGTAAAAAGTATTCTGATAAACATGATTTAATTAATGCTTTACTTGAAGATAATGGCCACTACACATTATCACAAGTAGATGAAATAATTAATGATTTTATGAAAGGAGAAGTGAAATAGATGGCGTTAGGTGGAGGTACATGGTTAACACAAAATAAAGTGCTTAATGGTGCTTATATAAATTTTATAAGTGCAGCTAGAGCGAGTGCTAATTTATCTGATAGAGGATATGTTGCATTGCCAATGGAATTAGATTGGGGCCCAGATGAGCAGGTATTTACAGTAACACAAGAAGATTTTCAAAAGGATTCTTTAAAGATTTTTGGCTATTCATATGATGGTGATAAGTTAAAAGGATTAAGAGATCTATTTAAAAATGCAACTGTACTATATGCTTATAAATTGAATAAAGGTGTCAAAGCAAGTAATAAGTTTGCAACTGCTAAGTATAGTGGTGTAAAAGGAAATGATATAAAAATTGTAATAACAGCAGATATAGATGAAGGATCTAAATATAATGTAACAACGCTTTATGGAGATAAAGAAATAGAAACACAAACTGTAGCA